GCGGTGGATATGCGATAACACAACTCCTCCAGCTCAACGACAGTACACTCGTACCTCCGCGCAAGCGCGCACAGCGACACTCGCTCCCCCATAACCCCCAAACTCTTCGACTTTTCCTCTTCGATAACCCGGATAATCCTTGGCTTCAAAGTAACTTCCTTTCCCATCAAATGGTGAAAGGCGTCGTTGAATAGGTGGTTGCCCCAACCCAACCGACCACGCACAACTTCAGAAACAAATTCGGCTGCTGCCTCACGGTACTTCCCAGTTTTATGCGGAAGATAACCGGCAAACGAGCCGAACCCACGAATGTATGCACCTAAGTTCATCCATGGCACCCAAACGTCACCAATTAACGTGGGTGAATGCTTCAAAAATTGCAGCTGTTCTGGACAAGAACAGCGCCCAGTTCTGAGGATGTAACCGACATCCTCACCGGCCAACCTGTATTGTTCATAAAACTCTTCCATCGTGACAAGGGAAGGGTTTGGAACCCGTAATGTCAACGCCATAGCAATGAGCAAATTAGCAAAGTTATTTACGATTGTAGTCAAAGTGCTACCAGAATACAAACGATGAGTATTAAATGAATACCTCACCTTTTGTTTGCGGTCTGCAGAATACTTGACTACTAAATCTTTTTCTAAATAACTAAACGCACGCTTCAATGCAGAATGATGTACATTTGGCACACCGTGAGTATGCGACAACATTCTAAGCAACGTATTAAACAAAACTGTCCTATGTGAACCGTCACAGGCTGAAATGTCTCCATTAAAATTGACCACGCCGTCGGAGCAACTAGCCCCAACGCACGAATCATCTGAATGGTAAACGAAAACGACACGATTATGCCCAGGAGCAATTAAGTCCCGGAAAGCGTCAGACAAACTAATCTTGTCCGCGCTCTTTACATAACGAATAGTGTAATTATGGTGTACGAAATCTACTTTCCACGCTTCTTTAATGCTGCCCATAATATGAGCAGTAGCGTCCGTTCTGTACACACCAAGATCACCTATACCCCGTTTTTTGTTTGCAGCTAGCAACTCGTCGTTCTTTGGTTTAAACTCAACATGTTTCAAATCATCTTGATGATTCCCACCCATGCCATTGGCTAACTCGTGCGTTCGAATACGCAAAAGCCGTTTGGCGTTTGGCTCATAAAGCCACGCTGGATAAGATTCCTCATAAGATTTCCTGTCGATGTTCAACTCTAAATGTCTCTTGAACAAGCCCAAAAGACACCTAACGGAACGAATGCCAGCGACCTGGTTGTGAGCCAATTGAACAGAATAACCTGGTTTATCGGGAGCCCTAAGCGCAATCATCCGACCAACCAAAATCCTATATTCCACCGGCCCCTTCCCAGGGAGACATAACTTTGGAATTGGAAAAAAAGGTCCAAAGACAGACCGGCAACTTTCGTTACCGACCCCTGTGCTATCACGAAAATTTGGCGTAAGATCACCATTCATAGCACCGGATTCTATCTGTCTAAGTATATATTTGTCCACTTTGACAACCGTCGTATCAGGTGGAACTGGAGTATAAACCGCAGAAGCGGTTAATATGACCGGCAGGGACAAGCGTGACACCCCTTCACATAACTTGCCCATCCCTGCAAATCCCTACCACTGCCTGACAAGCACCCTATTAGCTGTAGCACCAGCATGACTGATTCTACGAGCCAAGGATAACTTGATCCGAAACGACGCCCTCGCCACAATATTGCAGACTAGAACATCAGGTAGTGGGGATTTAAACTCAGACGCAACCTTTTCGCGCAACACCATCGTCATCCGAGCTTCAGTGTAATGATCAACATTTACGGTGGATCCAAATTGCAAAACTAATTCATTCTCCAACTCAAGCACGGTCGAGCCCTGGAACTTACTAATGAATCCTGATCGGTTTGCCCAGTCATCGGGTTCACCAGATTCAACCAAGTCCTCAAACTTAACGACGTCCATATCAATGGGAGATCTGTCTTTCCTACTGCGCCAACACTTCCAGATGTACCCCACTGGCACGGGCACAATTGTCACACACGACAATATAGCTCGGTGTGGTGATACACGTGGTAAATTGATTAACACATCATCCTGGACAACCTTCAACAAACCCCTCCGATAACGCTTGAACCATGGGAAGCAACTTAGAAAAACACTCTGAGATTCAAGCTCTGGACCAGATGATGGTATAAACACAGGAACAATCTCAGGATCCTTCTTTTGTTTACATGACTTACTGGCCTCGCCCTGAACACGAGTTAAAACTTCTTTGGTCACATCAGAAAATTTATTAAATACACTTAAATCTCGGTTAAAGTTGGTTAACCCCTCCATGGTCTCACCAACGTGATCGTTATCGACCATTAATTCCGAGCAAACAGATTTTGTTTCGTTTACAAGATCCAAAGCATCTGCTTTCAACCTGTCAAATTCAGCCTTCTTGGCAGCTTTTGAAACCTTGTTTAACTTAATACAGGGTTTGCACCTTACCGGCGCATCATATCCCTTCTGATTAAATAAATTCTGTTCGTTCAACGTGTACTCAAATTCACATTCACAATCTCGACAATGCAATTGCATACTACCCTCACTGATCTTTTTGATTTTAACACTCCCGTTTGGCTTAGCAACTGGGGCCTCTATCGACGCTCCACAATCACTATGCAGTGGTGAACAGACACCACTGGAGTCATCACCGGCCACAGAACCGATGGTTAAAACTACACTTTTAATACTATTTTTGTTACTATTATCAATGGCCATAGCTGCATCACTCAACGCATGCTTATAATGTAACGGGTTCAAAGTCCCACTCTCCTCTGGACAAGCAGAATCTTTAAGTTTTGAAACCAGTGTCGGATCACCAGCCGAAACGTTTCCGGGACCAAACTTCACCCCTTTGCGGTTACCAATGCCAGGATTTACTGAATGTAAAAGTTTGTTAGATGCCTCCTTCCTAGCCCTAACTTTCTCTTGATGTTCAATACCCTTAGCCTTCGTTTTTCGAGCCATGTCATCACCATTCGTCCATTCACCGTTGTTTCCACTCAAACTTGAAAACAACCTAAAGTAGCGCGGGACGTGTTCTGTCGGCTTATTATCATAATAGTACGCACCATCAGGCGACTCGCAATGCGACCGCTTAACAGTTACTAAATACGATAAAATGCACTCAATCAACTCTAGTGGCAATACAGACCCTAGATTGACATACAAAAACAAGCGCATAACAACGAATAGATCGAAGAATTCACTACGAATTCCGAACTTGATGACTAAACTATGAAAAACATTAACACGGTAACTCCACCCCCACACAAATCCCGAACTACACCTAACGTAGACAATTCGATATATGGGACGTTCGTCATTGTGTAAAATGACTAACGATTTAACAAACTTGTGCCTCTGGAACTTTAAGTCCCTACAAACTAAGGCGTTGCGCCCCCGCACAGCGTCAACAAACGACGCTCGGGGGCAAACAATCAAGTATTTACGACCACTAAATGTACCAGATGGTGGCAAGATACAACTTCCGCCAAAACTAGCACCGACATGCCCAAGCGCATGTGGGTGCTCACCCCCCATTTCTTCTAGTGTGGTTAAGGTGACCAGTGTGCAGGTTTGTTGGCCACTGCACAGGGCCGAATAGAGTTTTTGATCGGTTTCTATTCTATTTCTCCTCGCAGGCATTTCATGATCCAATTTATTGGTGATGACCATGAATAGAGTCATAAGGTTATTATGACTCATCCTGCAATACCAGCTTGGCTTTGTTCATTTCTTTATCCTCAGAAAGGCGACAACACAGGTACAAATTTCAAGCTTACATCCATGAAAACCCTGTTATAACCATCGTGTCAATGTCACGTAACATGATTCAGAACGGAATTCTACGTTTTCTTGGGCACTAAAACAGTTTCGCCTTATCAAAGCAATGTATGAGTACGTTGATTCGTCATACATGCAGTGCTAAAGTTACACTGAGTTTTCTGTAGTGCTTACACAGGTGACGGCGGGCCGCTACTCCGCCAGGAGTGGGTGTCACACCCTTAATATCTCCCAATATATGAGTTCGACTTAAAAGCAGCTAAAACTAATTAGCGACCATCGAACCCATAACAACCCTTGATCTAGTTGCTTGCTGTAAACAGCCATCACTATTACTAACATGACGCAAATATAAAATTCATCCACCAACGGCGTATTGCTGAAAATACAACCGGGGTGTTCTCTTAATTCGAGATCAGTTCTGGCATCGTAATGCCTGATCAGTAAAATGAAGGTTTGGAAATGTGATGGATAACACCAACGGCGTATTGCAGGAAATACAACCGGGGTGTTCTCTTCATTCGAGTTCAGTTCTGGTATCGTAATACCTGATCAGTAAGGATGGAAACAAAACGAAACAAAACACTATAGCAAAAGTCCAGCCACTCCCTTGGAGATGGCTGAAATTGCAATAGGTTTCAACGCCACTGCAACAGAATACAAAGCTGACTTCATCATGTCCATGCCGGACATTTTAACTTTAGTATTCTTCAACGCAGGTAAACGTGCCGCTGCGGCAGTCACGAGCTCGAAGCCACGCTGATCGGCCTCACCAGGGGTGGACATTGCAGCGGCTAGCTCACCCGTGAACTCACAATGCTGAATTATTTCGACCATGAATTGTGAACCGGCGACGCCAGAAATCTGAACGGCCATAACTGGACAACCCATTGTGTAAGCTGGTATAGCTGGGATGGCGTAGGTGTACACCGCCGTCGTGAAAGCAGGGTTACCAGACACAAAAGAGCTGCCACCGCAGTACGGATACAAATAGGATGTTGCCGAAGTGCCAGCCCAACTGCTTGTATACGAGGCCTCATTAGGCGAAACCGGATAGGCGGTTAGAAAACAAGGTTCGCGTGTAACAGCAGTAACGTCACATTGTTCGTAAGCACTGAGGGCGGCGAACGTCTGTACAGATGGTGCAAGGTTTTCATGCGCTGGTGTGGTTAAACAATAGTATACGCCAGACTCATTTAGAGTCGTACCAACGTACGTCAACCGCACGCCAACAGAGACAATGCGACCAGACACACCCAAGGTTGCACCAGTAGATGGAGCGACCTGAGCGGATGAGAATGGTAAATTTGGCATCGTCAATGTGTTAACCCCTACCGAGAGTGTATTATTCGCGGAGAGAGCGTTGATGGCACCTGCCAACCCTACAAATGTGGACGTTGAGTACATAGCGATTGGAGCATCATTGGATAGAACAGGGGAGATGTTAATAAAACCATATCCGCTGGTTCCAACGGTGACGAGCTGCCTGACGAACCCTGTCACCTTGAAACTATCTGGTGACGGAAAAGCCGGAATACACGCCAGTTTTGCGCCAGGAGCAAATGGATCGGCTATAGCCGAAGCAAATCTCAATGCACACCTACTCAGCAAAGCACCCCCGGTAGACTTGGCTGCTGGACGCCTAGCCACGGCGGGTGGTAAAAACTTCTTGGG